GTTTGTCCTCGATGTAAAGGAAATGTCGGATTGTTTACTGTCCGTCATCGCTGTAGACGAAAGGTTGAGTCTCAACCTGATAATACTCGACAAGTACAGTTCGCTTGGCGTATGTTCAATAAAAATTATGTCTGGACTAAAGAAGAATTGGATGATTAGTTCAGAATGACGCACATATAGTGTGCATAGTTTTTAGGCTGTCACCTCCGGTGGAAAGGCGAAGAAGAATCAAATCCTGGTGCAGGCATCACGGTGCAGAGTCTTCGGAGGGAGATTGAACAAACGTTCTTAATCGCTGGCGCTACGGGGGAATATATTATAGGCCCATCGTAATACCATTGGTAACATGGCCCGAAAGTATTCTCGTAAGAAACGCTCTAACAAAATTGAACCGTCAGCTATGACATTGACCTTCGCAAGTAGTACAGTTGGTGGAGGGACTCCAACACTTACTGAATATATTGACATTAGTCAAGTTGCGAGTTTGGTTAATAGGAGATTTTATCGACAAGGACTTAATTGGGCAGTTGCAGGAATTAAAGTTCTGAATCTTACTGGATATACTGGCACTGTTCAGGTATCTAAGTTACCCAATACTTGGGTAATGTCTAATGCTTGGGAAAAGGGTTTCCGAGCATGGCAACGTATGAACCGTGAAGCACTTGAAGAGACGCCTTCAGTTCGACCACGATTTCTTGATTTCAAGGTATATGCCGATGAGTCTCATCATGCATTAGGTAGTGGTGCGAATATGCTTCCACGGACTTACGTTGGGGGTTTACCGATTGCGGCGACGCCCGGTGAATGGGAAATGAGTAAGTATAACATTCCTGACCCTGCAAGTGGTCAACTCGTTTACGAACGTGAGATTATAGCAACAGGACCTTCTTATCCGGGTGCTGGGGCTTCGGGTATCAATGCAGTTTCATTGATTGAAGGATATGCTTCTTCACGAGGTCTTCCTAATGTCCTCGACCCTAACGTCCCTGATGATGCTGCGGATGCTGATGGAACTACTCCTCAGAATTGGCAGACAGCGTTGTTTAATGAGGGTACTGAGCAGGATGCGGATACCCTTCACGATATGATTACTGAAAATAACATCGCACCTTATCCGTTTGAGAATGATGGTGCGAATATTGATACAATGTATCCCGGTGGTGCTAATCAATTGGTCGGACTGCAAGTTCACGACACTGAATTTATTACTCCAACAACAATTGGTGGGACTACTCGACTCAAAGGTGGTAACTTCCCTTGTGGATTAATCCGCTTTGATTTTGCCAATGCTGGTCCCACTTCTGCCGTCTTGATTCAACTGGATTTGGTTCCGGGAAATCATAGGGGCTATTTGTGTGAACCTATGACGGAGATGTGAAGATTATGACACCATCACCAGAAATAGAAACTGTCAAGGAGGCGGCCTCTGCTGCATCCGTTCTAAACCATATCCGCTCTAACAAAGTAGAGTATCTTTTGGGTATGGTACTCCTTCATCTAATTGGAGTCTCAGACCGCCTTCTTGCACAACTTAGTGGAGTGTGCTTCTGATGGCGAAATACAATTATGGAAAAACTTTCAAAAAAGACGGTAAACTTGTGCGTTACCGTTATACGAATAAAAAGAAGAGCACCAAAAAATTGGTGGCTGTTCCTTCAAAGAAAAAAAACACACGTCGTAAAAAGTGATTAACTTGTGTCCTAAGTGTGAATCAACTCTTGTAACTTCAATTAAAGTTGAAGAGTCAAAAGGCCACGTTATTCTTCATAACGAGTGTGGCGTTTGTGGACAGGAGTGGGTTGAATGACTTCCTATTACGAAATCGGCGGTTTAATTCTGTCCGGAGCTGAAGCCGAAAATGAGTTCGGTTCTCGATCGGCTCTTGGACAAAAGCAACGTGCTGAAGACATCAAATTGATGCGTAAGGTAAAACTGCCCAAAGGTGAATTTGGAAAACAAAAGCCTATGGCGGAACCGGATTCACTGTTGGAACATTGGGCTAAGATGGTTACGATGCCTGCACGCCGTGGTTTGTCGGATGTGCCGGAAGTAATCTCATTACGAAGAAGACCACGCATGTTAGGCGTTTGGGGAATTCAAGTATATTTGGATATGATAGAGGCTAACTATCAGTATTTTGTAAAGGGCGAAACCATTGAAGAATGGTGATGCAAAACCTTTATGTATACACGGCCCCTCGTCTGTTTATGAGCGGAAAACTCTACTGGCGAATAAAGAAAAACGGAAAATGGACATGGAAGGCAGCACATGCTGGCCGAGATGCAGACGGCATTATTGTTGTCGATGATTTGGAGGAAGAAGAATGAGCAAAATGATGGAAGATTTTTTCTTTTGGATGGTGGAACACCATTCCAGCATTGTTGCTGAATATTCTAAAGTTATGAAACCTTTAGTGGAGGAAGAAGAGTGAAAACGGATTTAATCTTCTCTACCGAACACCAGCATTTGCTGGGAAGTACAGCCGAAGGCAAAGCAGCCTTGGTGGCGGAGCCACGCCCGCCCGTGGCGAGGCCTGCTCGGTGTCACAGATGTGGTTATACATACTGTGGGTGTTGGAGATGACAGACCGTGTTTGTCCTCGATGTAAAGGAAATGTCGGATTGTTTACTGTCCGTCATCGCTGTAGACGAAAGGTTGAGTCTCAACCTGATAATACTCGACAAGTACAGTTCGCTTGGCGTATGTTCAATA